GTACGCATGGACTCTAAAAAAGCCCCTTGACTCTTAGCGTTCTTCTTACTGTTACACGGTTTGCACGCGCTTACCATGTTGTTAATATCTATTGCCAACTCAGGCGCTTTAGATACTGGGATGATGTGATCTATCGTCATGTCCTTGCCCTCATAGCCGCAGTAGTAGCAGACCCATCCATCGAGTGCTAACTTCTTAAGCCTTACCTCTTTGTACTTACGGCTAAGACGTGGGTCACCCTTCTTACTTGCCATTAGGCTTAACCTCTAGCTTTACTATACGAGTACCATCGCATATAGCGTTAATGACTATATCGTAACCTAATAGATTATCTATCTCTGTTGTTACTTCACAATTCTCATCTGAGCATTCCCATAGATTAAGTACCATTAGTGCCAACCCTTCTTAACCCAATGAGCATAGGCATCACATGCATCTACATATCTATGCTCTATATACTTAATACCATAGTCTATCTGATTATAGATACTCATATCTGCTATTAGTGGGTTCTTAAGCTGAGGTATTCCATAGGTCTGTATAGATCCATTGAGGTTACCTATAGCATCCTTATTAAATGCTGATTCTTTTCCATATAACTTAATTAAACATAGAGCTTGCTCGTGATTGAGTAATGATCTTATATAGTCTTTAGCTGTGAAGTTATGGTCAATTCCTGCATCTACGGATGTAGATAGACCTATACCCATACAAAGTGAAACTAACACGGCTACCGCGCGAGCTAGCCGTAAACGGCTCGCGCTATTCGCTTTAGGCGAATTAGCCTTTATCCGAAGAGCGAAAAGACTTGATAAGTTTATCATATACTCCAAGCATCTCAGTAAAAGTGCTGGTCAGAGCGCGTGTCGCTCTAACGGTTGTCCGTACTATAGAACCCAGTCCCCTTGAATACGGCTGCAGGTACAGAGCTGTAAATCTTGCTCATAGGCTCACCACAGAACGGGCAGTCCACGTCATGCGGCTCATGGATAGCGAGCTTATGATCTAGTATCGCCGTAGACTCACAGTCCTCATTACGGCATTGGAATTCATAGGTTGGCATTATCGAGCTTCTCGCATATCCGGCATGGTGAACCCTCCATTATCGTGTTACCGCAGGTGCAGTAGATAGGGTTAAGTTTATCAGTATCGGCTTGAAAGTCTGTGTAACCTGCCTTTACGAGTAATTGCACCAAGTCGCTGAATTTCAAGAATGCTAGATACTCCGCCGCATCTTCGCCCTGTCCATTCATACGGCACACAACAAGCGATAACTCGCCTGACTTCTCCGTGCGCTTACGACTTTGGCGCAAAAACCCCATGGGATCGAACTGACTGCGAGCCTTTACTTCTAGGTCAAAAGGTACGTTTATGCAGTCTTTCCCATTACCGCGACCAACAGCTGCACCTTTCCACCATTGGGATAGATACTGAGCTACGACCCGTTCTGTACGCAGCCCTCGGTGTTTACGGTGTTGAGATGGCATAGTCTGATCTACGCCTTCCCAGTACTTGTTATAGCGTGGCACTTAGGGCATGACCATGTTAGCCCGCTAACATATGACCCCCCAGTTATACGGATTTCCTCCATAGGGAAGGGCTCATTACATAAGTGGCACACTGTAGTGATCTCAGGATGTAAGGCTGGCACTAAATCGCCAACCATCGCATCTTTGAGTATTTGTAGCTCCTCGTCGCTGGGAAACTTCTCCCATTCACCATCTTGGTTCTTAAACTCGATGTGTCCCATGTCATCACCACTTATTCTCTTGACGACCCCATGAGCCGTTAGGTTTGATTTCATACCAGATTACATCTTTACAGGCGAAGCATGAGAAGTTACCCCAAGGCTTCTTAGTCTTAGACGAGACTCCGGTTTTCCAGCTCATTTCTTTAGGGTCATGACATTTAGAACACTTAGGGATATCCCGCTCTGTCTGCCCTCCAATGATGTCCTTAACCATAGAGACTGCCTCGTCCACCGTAGTAGCAGGGGCGGCTTCTCGTATAGTCCATGGATCATCTTCTTTGGCTACTGGCACATACTCCTTAGAGGTGTTAGCCATCTTAGCCTTTGCTTCTTCAATAGCTTGCTGAGCTGCAGACTTAGCCGCTACCTTGCTCATCTCCTCGCGTGTAGGACGCTTCCCCTTTGTAGCGTAACCTGCGTTAGCCAACGCACGACCGATAGCAGACGTCTCACAATTTTCCAATGCGCTCGTTGCATTAACGCCCCGACCTTGGACGGTTTCCTCTGCGAGCCCTGTGGCCCAGACAGGACTCTCCTGAGTACGAAAGACGCTAGCCTCAACGATAAAGCGGTTAGCCGAAAACTCAAGTAAGCGCGTAGTAATGCGACCTTCTGGGTTATCTTTCCAGTATTTGACAAGTCTTTCCTCCACCGTCTCATAATCATCTAGGTTAAAGTGCGCCACGGTCGTTAATCTCCTTTAGTTTCCAGCCAATTGACTTTAGCTCTCTAAGAATCTGCTCATTCTGATACACGGCGGCCTCTGTAAATGCGTCGCGGTCTAGTGCCGCTTTCTTTAGATCGTCTAGCTCTTGCCAATTAAACATATAGCTCATTCTCCTCTGTCTGTAATGCGCCAGCAATTCCGCAATAAGCGGCGGCGTCTATCCAATTGTCGACTTTAGCGGTCTCCATGCTCCTCGCCAGCTTGACCAGTACCATACATGCCGCGACTTGGTGAGGCTCGATTGGCATTTCGAGGTATGAGCTCCATAGGGATGCGGTGCGGGACATGTTGTCTGTCGGGTGACCGTATGACATTCCACGATCTTGAATGATCGCTTTGCCCTCGGTAAGGAAGTCACCTGCGTTCATCGCTTTTCCTGAAATGACTCAATGCGACCTTCGACCTTGCCATCTGAAACCCCTAGCATGTAGCCAAGGAATACGCCACTCAACAGCGTAAAGAAAATCATAAACCAGCTCATTTTGCCCTTTCCGTAAACCGTATCTCGGCTACAGACAGAACTTTATCTCATGGGTGAGCGGTGTCGAGTATATTTTGGTAACGGTTTGATAACGATTTGGGAAGGGTCTTCATCCTCAAAGTAAGGACTAGCGACGCTTTCCGTAGCGCTTGCCTGAGACAATGAAAGTCCCGTCCTTTTCGATATGGATTAAATCGACCTGCACGTTCTTTTCATGCACATAAATAATCGAGAATGCCTGTTGCCAGTTCATTACCCCGTGGGTATAGCTAGCCTTAGCCACGTTCATGAGATGCCCAGCCTCCACGCCCTGTAGGATACGCCCTACACGCCCTCCAGAAGCCTCTGTAAAGGCAGAACGCCCTGCTCTGTGAGTATGTCCTGAGATGACGTTCTTACCCCGTCTACGCGCCCCCTCAAGGGCTGATAAGCCCCCTTGTGGCTTGATAGGGGTATGGTCACCATGGACTGCTATCCAGTTAGGGGCTATGTTCATCTCGTCACGGTGGAACTTAATGCCTAGCTCGTCCAGCTTAAGGAAGCGCTCGAAGCGCAGCTCCGGTAGTGAGCCAAGGGCAGGAATCTTGCTACTGATTTGGTTATAGAGTCGGTCGGTATGGTTCGAGCGGATCATATCCGTCACGCCTAATTCCCAGAGGATATCAACTGTGAGGTTGCGGTTAGCGTCTAGGGTCTGAGCGAACCAATCCGCCTTGCCCTCACTCCAACGCCCCAGCTCTTGCATATCCATTTCATCGCCAAGGGTTACAGTCTGGTGAGCCTTGAATTTCTTAGCAAAAGAGATAACGTTTTTAACTACATGCTCGTCATGGAATGGAACTTGAAGATCTGGAATTACTAGAATGCGCTTCATTAGTCCTCGTCATCGTCCTCGTATGGCGGCGGGTCGATTTGGTTAGGGAGCTTAGGCAGTATCCAGTCCGGGTAAGCCTGTGGCTCTGTGATGATTGCTAGGCATAAGTCAACCGCGAACCCTGCACGTCGTAAGGCTTTGTACATCTCCTGCAAAGAGATAGCCCACGCGTCTAATGCGTTATAGGTGTCTAAGTCAATAGCCTTCTTACGCGCCATGACTTTATTATCTCTCTAGCAGGATGTTATAAATCTCATCGACACGCGTGTGAAGGCGCTTAATCTCTGCTAGTAGGTGAGTGATAACGAAACCGGATAGCCCACCCAATACGGCTAAGGTAGCAAGATATAACTGAAAGAATTCATTCTGGCTCATTTTTTAGGACTCGCATATCCGAACACTCCCGCCACGATTGAACCAAGGATGGAACGGTAATCGAGTGCGAAATTAGATGTAGTACCCCAGACGGCTAGGAATGCCCCGAGGCTTACAATTGCTGGATGTTTCATATTCATTTTGTGCCTCCTAGTAATGGGATATTAAAGAATGAAGAATCGTTATCGCCCGCTTTAGTGAAGCTAATATGGCAATGATGATTGTGCGGGTTAGATCCACGATACACGCGCCAACGCCAACCCAAGCGAGAGCTGGCGATACGACCGTCGAATATAACGTAGGCAATTCTCTTGTCTCCTGCCTTAGCTGCGAGTCGAATCTGATCCGCAATATCGGGCATGAGGTCGGGCTTTGCTGTGCCAGATACATCTCTATCGACATCGATGGCGCGAACAGTCCCAGTCTTTCTATCAGGATTGTGGTCGCTAGGGCGCGCTGCATGGCGTGTATCGCCAAGCCATCCATCGCTACGGCGATCTCTATCTGGGAACGTGTCATCGAATTGCTCCCTTAACTGTTGTCCAGCTTTACAGAGTATTGGCTTCAAGAGCTAAAGCCTCACATTCTGCACATTCCCAACGCTTCTTGTCGTTAAGTAATAATGAATCATGACCGCACTCTGGCATTGGCGCAATAAAAGCGTCATCTATTGGATCATATGTATAACCAACGCCGGCAAAGTTGTAGCGAATCTTCCCGTTGTATGAAGTTTTAATCCAAGTACCGTCAAGATTATCGACAAGCCATTGGTAGCCTTCATCACCGTTAGGGTCGTTATTGTCTCCTACTAATACGCGAATTACTTTATTATTATCGTCTAATTCTGCCCAGTGAGCCATAATTACACCGCCGTCTTTAAGTAGCGAACAATAACAATTCCTGAACCGCCGTTACCGCCGGAAGTAGTTCCGGTTGAATCGTAATGCGCACCGGCTCCGCCGCCGGTGTTAGCCATTCCTGCTGCGCCAGTTGATGCAGATTTAGTACCCGCCGAACCGCCGCCTGCGCCTGCTGAGCCTTGTGCAGAGTTTCCAGTACCGCCACCGCCGCCTGCGTAATAACCTGAATCACCAGTTGAAGTGGCTGTAGCCCAAGAAGAATATGCATTGGTTCCTGCACCACCGTTACCGCCTGTAGTACCGGAAGCGTTACCACCGGCTGCTGAATAACCACCGCCACCTGCGCCTGCTGAGTTGAAAGAGTTTAGACCAGTTCCACCGTTAGAACCTTGGCTACCTGTTCCACCAGTTGTAGCTACGGCGTCACCACCACCACCACCGCCGCCTGAGCCACCGTTAGAACCGCCTGCGACCATACCTGATGCGCCACCACCGCCGCCAATCGCAGTTGTCAAACCTGTAAAAGTTGTATCAGTGCCGTTGTTTCCCTTGACGAGATATACACTTTGTCCGGCTCCGCCTGCTCCGATAGTAATTGTTTTAGATCCTGAAATAGTTTGACTTGATGAATAGACCAAACCTCCAGCACCGCCACCACCAGCATTCTGGTTTCCATAAACTAAACCACCTGAGCCACCTCCAGCAATCATGAGAATGTCCATAAGGACAGATCCATTAGTTACTGAAAGGGTTCCATTTCCCGTAAAGGTGCGGTAATAGTAAGTGGAATCGCTCGAAAGTGTTCCACCTGTTACTACCGGTGGTGTGTAAGGGTTCCCAAATACGGAAACGACATTGTTAAGCAATCGCGCCCACCACTACCCACGCATCGGTGGCAATCTTGATACATGCGGCAGTTTTCCATTGTGAAAGTGTTGGAGCTGCTGATACTGCTCCCGCGCTGGTAATCGTAGTAGTGCCAGAAGTCACCGCTGAGATGGTGCAGACTCCCGCACCCTTATTTAAGATAGTAATAACTGTCCCGATTGGGAAGGCTGCCGTAGCGTTAGTAGGAATCTTATAAGCAATCGCTGTTGACTTATTGACTACCTCTAGTACTTGGTACTGGTCTGTAAGGACGGCTGTGTAGTCCGCTGTGATGTCTGCCCCGATGGTGTAGGTAACCAAGCCGTTAGCAGCTGAGGCGGTGAGGATGTCACCTGTCGAGAATGGAAAGCCTGTTGCCATGTGATTAGTCTCCTAGTATCCGAGCGTACTTACGCCAATTATACCGTAGGTTGAGCTACCTACGATGAACCCGTCCGCGATAGGTTCTAGGGTCGTTATGGTCGCGGTCATCTTATTTGGTGTTATATCCCAGTTAATGCCCTGACATTGCAAGGTCTTAACTATGGTAGAGCCATCTGGCTGGACGTTGGTAATCTTGAGGTTATCGAAGAAATCCATACCGATCATGGTGCCAGTCGGTACGGCAGGGTCTAGCAGGTCGACTACCATCTCATCGATGCGGATGGTTGTCTCTTTACGGGTACTAATGAATTCTCGCGCTATGTTCTCGACGATGGTGTCGGTCTGAGCTACGAGGTTATCTTGGGTGATGCCATGAGGGAAGTACTTATTGACCGAGGCTGTATCGGTAACTGTGACAGGGCTACCGCCTACACGGGTAAAGGTAGCTGAGTTAATAATGAGCTTGTCATCGAATGAGTACTTAAGGTTCTTATATGGGATACCTGTAGTCTGATTAAACTCGATGGGAGTAGCTGCGAGGGACTGCATTACCTGAGTACGGTTCTTGAATACTGCCGTGCCTGAGCCGTCCATATAGAACGCGCCAGTCTCGCTGAACTCTGCATTCTTGATAGCCTCTAGTGAAGTTCGAGCTGTAGCAGGGTCGGCTACGCATGTGTTAAGCCCTGTAGCCACCGTACGCATAGATGCAGGGAATGAGACTTGATCTAATATCTTGCCGATTCTAGTGCCAGTATCTTGCCCCGCCCCTGAGTCTGCAATGGTCTGGACGTTAGCCATCTGAAATAGGCGGAAACCATCGGAGCAGACTAAATCGACGTACCCTGTTTCCTGCCCTACTGGATAGGTGTACTTGTAATCGGTTACATAGCCTGAGAATAGAAAGTGCTGGTCGCTACCAGTAGTAGCAGAAATGCGCACCTTTCTAAGGGGGCTCAGGTAGCCGTAGTAAGGGCTTGAGGTGTTCTGAGGGTTAAAGTATGCCAGAGGGTCTAGGACGCGTACAGTAGCCGTTCCCGCCTCATACTGGTCACGCTGGATAGAGCGCCCTCGACGGATAGCAATTTGATACACGTTAGGCGTAAGGTCTACGGTAGGCAGGATTACATCTGATTCACCAAGGCGAGAGACTCCCAGTACGCCGTATTTAGCGTCACCGATTACGAAGCCTGTGCCGAAGGTAGCACCTGAGCTAAAGTCGAACGAGACGGCTATCTGTGCGGGTAATGCCATTAGCCGAACATCCCAGCGATACGCCCAATGTCTGAACGCTTACCTGCTAGAGCGTTATAGTTCAAACCGTTCTGGACTGCGCTCACTAAATCCTGCTCTGATAGGACTGAACCGTTGACTGTGATATAAACATCGCCAGCGCTAGTTGAACCTGCGCCGCCTGTGACTGCACCTGTAACGAGGCTAGAGACTGTAGGAGTAAGCCCTACTAGGTCGCGCTGACTTGAGCCGCCAGTAGCGCCGAATGATGCCGCAAGACGAGCCTTGGCGATAATAGTATCGAGGAATGCAGACCATGAAAGGAATGGGTTATTAGCATCGGGAAGGGTAGTGAGATCCTTAGCGAGCTTGCCAGTCTTATCTATGGAGTTAGCAAGTTGAGCAGATAACTTAGTCGCTAGTTCATCGTTGCCAGTAAGTAGGGCTAGCTGTAGATTAAGGCGTAGTTTTTCTTCCTCGCTAATCTTGCCCTGTAGGGCTGCGACTAGACCAATCTTCTCTAGGTCAAAGAGTGCGCTCTGTTTCTTAGCCGCTGCAGCCTTTTTATCCTCTGCCGCCTTCTTCTTAGTGAGATCAAGTTCTTTCTTTTTTAACTTGGCTCCCTCAACCTGTAAGCGTAGGTTAGCCATGTCGTTCTTAAACATAAGAGTAGAAGGGTTCTCTAACTTAGAATTAGCGCTTTTCGCCCCTGAATCTGCTAAGGCTAATAGAGCTGGAATCCACGCGAACAAAGGATTATTAGTAAGTCCTGCTGTTAAGCCTTTACCTACATTACTTTGACTTCCCTCAGGAATAAGGTTTTTTAAGTTCTTGATTTGAGTAATTAAATTGCCAAAACCAACTATAGCGTTAGCTGTATATTCTGCTAAAGATTGCATAGAGTCTGCTAAGTCTGCCACGCTAGTATCGCCAGAGATAGTCATAAGCGCATCGACTAGACCCTTACCGATAGTTTCCTGAGCCTCGCCCGCTGCAACCTTGAGAGCCTCCATCTTGCCCGCATAGGTTTCTAGGTAAGCCGCATTAGATCCCTTGAATTGGTTAGTGAGTTTCTTTTGTACATCGGTGAAACTCATAGCCTTTAGCTCTGCCTGAGATAGACCGAGGTTATACTTTTTTAGCCCCTTGGTGTTACCAACGTAGGCATTGGCTAAGTCCTGAGTGACTGTAGCAAGTTCAACGCCAGAACCGCGAGAGATTTCGATAGCCTGAGTTAAGAGTTCTTGAGACTTGAAATAATCGCCAGTTGTGGTCAATAGTTTCTGCATGGCAGGGCGCAGTACGTCATCTGCCACCGCTGCGCTTTGTGAGAGCTGAGATATGAAGGTTTCCATCTGAGGCGCTGCAAAGGCTACGCCGAGGTTCTTCATAGTGTTAGCAAGTAGAGCGGCTGACTTCTCTTCCTCTGCGAATGCCTTGAGGGATGCCTTACCAAATGCTAAAACCTTATCAACTGCAAAGGCACCGGCTAGCGCTGTACCAAGTTTTTTAACTCCCTTTTCAAGGGATGAGGTTGACTTACCAGCCTTATCGAATGCCTTTTTGCCTGTGAACTCGGAGGCGATGTTGATTAAGATACTCATTACTTGCTCCTAGAGTTCAACTTAGCGGCAGCCTTTTCGATTGCCTGAATAATATGTTTTCTTGCCTCGCCCTGATCTTGGTCGACTGCTCTAAAGATAATGCGTCCTGAGTTTTTGCGGTCTTTTCCTCTGATGCTGCCACCGAGTTGAGGGGTAAAGTTTCCTGTTATGCCTGACTTACGTCCCGCGGTCTCATAGATTGCGCCCGCTGCAGACTTATTAAAGATGGTGGCGAGTGATCTAAAACCATTACGATTAGGCTTAGAAGGTGTTGACTTGAAAGTAATACCCCTGCGCACCTCTGCAGCATCAAAAGAACGTTGAGCCCATCGACCCCCAGCATTAGGGCGCTTGAGCCATCCGCTAGGTGCTGCATCGTTAGAAGGTACAAACCCCTTAGCTTGTTTCACAACAGGCTTTAGGAAGCTTGCAATTTCTTTAGTTGTTTCTTTAGCAAGGTCAGGCTCGAATTGCTTAAGAGCCTTACGCAGAGCGAGAGCGCCTTTTACCTCTGTTGGCATTCTCTCGCTCCTTCGCTAAGTCATTCAATACTTGTATGTGAGCCTTGAACGCCATAGGCGTTAGGTTCACTATAGACTCGAACGGAACTCCGTATTCATACGATAACCTCGCGGCTGTGTAGGTAACGGAGTTCCGATCTAGCCTAAAGGGTCAGACTCTAAGACCTCGACCCCTTTAATGGTCTCAAGGAATTTCTCGCCGAATGGCGGGACGGTTTCCCCTGAGCGACGGATAGCTTCCCAGCAGAGCCAATAGACGTCAGATTGTTTCTGATCCTCTAGTAGCGCTTTGTGAAAGCCCTTCTTAGCAAATTGCTCGAAGCTATATTCAATTAGTGGAGTTATCTCAAACTCGCTTACTGAATTGTCAGCCCTTGTAACTTTTAGCTTTGCCATTTGTTGCCCCTTTGTTTAGTTAATTAGAATGTGCCAGTTTCAGTCTTTGTGACTGCACCTGATACGTTAAATGTAACAGACTGAGTAGATAAATCTCCTACAGCGCCGTTAATTGGTGTGATGTTGTTAATCAACACTAGACCTGTCCAGAATGGGTTAGCAGCTGAACCAGATGCGCTCTTATCGTTGGCTACCTTAAAATAGACGTTCTTTCCAAGTAGTGAGTTCAGAGTCTGGAGAACTGCGCTAGAGCCGTTGTCGTTGATAAACTCGATTGTGAGGCTGGAAGCCTCAAGTCCCGCAATCATACGATGCCCAAGATCGCCCATCGCGGTGACCTCAATTTCGTCAAAGCTGCGGTTCAATGTAAATGAGGTGCAATATGCTGAGAGGTCAATGTTCGCTGGGTCGGTTTCGCCGAGCTTAACGCCGACCTTGTTGTTAATGAATTGTGCCATTTTATTCTTCTTCCTTCTTTGTCGGTGTTGCTGGCTTTGTTACTTCTGGCTTGACTTGACCAATACGCTCAAGCCATTCTGCATTTGACTTATCAGTCATGTCTAGCTCCATTCTGTTAAACATTGAATTGCAATGTCGCAAGTCAATAAATCGCCCGAAGGTACAGATATCACGCTAGGAGCGCTGACTGTACCAAGTTTAAAGCTAATAGACGAGGCGCATAGTAATTGAAACACTCGCACTACGTCCGCCTCAATACCCGCTAGGTTTCCCTGATTATCAAGAAGCGGCACGAGAATAGAAATCTTAAAATTAGCCATCGGTGAGATGGTGTTCTGCATATTGTTATTAGGCTCAAGATATGGATCGGCAGGAGTAACGATTACAGAGTTAGGAATAGGACTAGCAGGAGGGAAGCTAAATACCTGATAGAGAGAATTATCTGTAAGCGCTGTAGCGATAGACGAGCGCAAAGTAGTTATCGCTGTCATTATCCGACCATACTTCTAGGGTCTAGGTAAGGCGCGAGAAGACCGCGTACGCGTGAGATGAGCTGAGATGACATCGCATAGAATGAACCCATAGACCCATCCGGAGCCATACCGTTACCTGAGTTAGCCTGACGTGCTTGCCAGATTGACTCGGCAACCATGAGAGCGGCTTCCTGAATCGCTGGGACTGTTGAAGGGTCTAGGTAAGTCTCTGCAGCTACTACGCCGTAAGGGTTTACCGGATGGTAAGGTGTCACCGCGTTATTGTTGCCAGTAATCGCGTAAGTGATTGAATACTCGCCGACGGCTGTAATGGTCTTTGAGCCGTTATGTTTAGATCCCATTCCTGAGATAACTACAGTTTGACCTACATAGAAGATGTCTTTAGTAGGCTCATCGAAATAGGTGGTACCTGTTGAGGCTGTATTACTGTGACCAACTCCGAAAGAATTGTTCGCCCATATGAAAGGGAGCAGGACGTTATCTGCCGCGTCGCATACCTCTTGGATAATCTCGTCGCTATAGAGGGAGCCGACACCGAGAGCTGCCTTAAGCTCCGATACTGTACATAGACTCATTCTCTATCCTTTCATAAGAGCTGGGAGCAGGAAGGGCACCTGCCCCCAGCCGTTCTAATGGTTAGTCTGTATTAGACTAGGTTGAAGCGACGGATACCCGCGCCCGCTGCCTTTGCATGGATAGCAAGGTAGCCGTACATGTTGATTTCAATCTCGCCAGATGTAAGAACATTGAGGCGGAGGTTTGTAACTGGTGACTCCCAGACGTAGACGCTATTAGGCGCGATGAGGAATGCTGACTCATCAACGATTCCTGATACTGAGATGTTGTGATCTACTACGAGATCTGCACCAAGTACGCGACCAACTGTTGAGTTGATTGAAGCTCCACCAGATGCGTTCATTGGTGACTCTGCGTTGAAGAGTGCGCGACCTGTTGTATCTGCGTATCCGAGGATAGCTGACCATTGGTCTGTAGATGCTACGAGCTTGTTAGCGTAATCGCCACCTGTAGCCTTGTAAGCTGCTGGAGCTTCCTTAGATACGAATGACTGGAGTCCTGCTGCTGTAGCTGCAACTGCTGTTCCCTGTGTACCTGCAGATGTGAAGTATGCGAGGAGAGCGTTATCTGTAGCCTTCTCATAGCCCTTGCGCATTTCGTCGAGAAGCAAGGTCTCGAATGCTGGGTTTGAGAAGTCAAGAAGCTCGAATGACACACGGTTAAGTGTTGAGTACTTAGCCGCTGTTACTGTGTCGTATGAAGATGTCATACCTGTCTCAGATGGAGCCGCACCTTCTGCTGTGACTGCAGTTGTTGGAGCTGTTCCCATCTTAGGGATGGTGAATGACAACTGTGGGACAACGCCTGCACGAGTTACTGCATCGAACGCTGGACGTCCTGAGAATGTAGTAGTGTCGAACATGTTGAGGTGTGCAGGTAGTGTAAGACCTGTGTTAGTAGATGTTGAATCATCGGCTGCTAGGACTACGCGACGCGCTGCGTCATCTCCCATTGCTGCCTTGATCTGTGCACCGAGGTACTGTGCTGATGTAATTGGAGCTGTGCGCTCTTTGACGTAGTGTGATGCTGCAACTGTTGGGCGAGCCGCTTCTACTGCCGCTGCTTCAACTGCCGGAGCTTCTACAGGAGTGGTAACTTCATCCACGACTGGCTCGCTTTCTGTTGTTGGGTTTTCTTCGACGAGAGGCGATTCCTCTGCGCGAATTTCTGTAACTGCCGCTGATTTGAATGCGGCTTCTGTGACTAGGCTGACCTCTTTGAGAGAAGCCTTAGTAACGATTGTGTTGCCATTGCGTGATGGCTTAGATGCGATGATTTCTGCGCCTACAGAAAGTCCGGATACTAAACCTTCCTGCGCCTGAATAAGTGCATCGTTTCCGCCTGTTGATCGTGACAACTTGAAGGTTGCATAGATGCCGTCTGGCTTAACCTCGGCGTTAATCATGCGACCTACTGGCTTCTTCATGTCATGCTGGCTAAGTAACTTAATCTTTGACACGTCTGTAACGTCGATAGAACCAGCTTCAAAGACAACGCCACCGAGATTAGTCTGACCTACCTCGCCTGTTCCCATAGGGACAATCTTGCCGGAGATTTCGCGACGCTCTTCACTGCATTCTAGTGAAGCTGCCTCGATGTATAGAGTTTCCATATTAACTGATTCCTTCGCTGCCGTTAGGTGTGAGGTCTGTCATTTCCATCGCTTGCTCTGTAGTAATGAGTTGAAGTTCTAGGAGCTTCTCTACTACCTGTAGCTCTACGAGTGGATCGTTCTTTAGGAATGTGTCATAAACTGCGAACTTAACTTGGTGTCCTACAGTTGAAATATCATCCATTGAAAGGCGAGACTGGATAGCCTGAATATAAGGCTCGATAGAGAATGCGTAATACTGTTTTCTTTCGTCTTGAACGTTAGAGTACGTCATGCTCTGGTTGTCTTCACTTGAGAGAAGGTAGGCAGGGACGTTGCAGACGCGGGCTATCTGCGTCGATAATGATCTAATCGCGTCCTGATACATCATGTCTTTAGGTGAGAATGAGACAGGGTTATAAGAGAGAGTAGAAGTTAAATAAGCTGTAGAGTTATTCTGACGAGCGCGCTTCCACGTTGCGATGAGTTTCTGAACCTCGTTAGCTGGGAGGTCTGCCCCTGAATTGGAAAGGTAACCCGCCGGTTGGGGATTGGCAGAGTTAACTGCTGCTGCGCGTTCTACGTCAAGCGCTGCCTGAATAGTACGAGCGCCACGTTCCAAGATACCTTCGTCAAATCCTTGAATGGTAACGATGTCTGCCATGTTAATTGGCTTAGCATCCATGTAGTACTGCTCAATCATAATACCTTCGACGTCTGTCGTGAAGGTAACGCGGTTATTAGCAATCCACTCGAAAGATGCAGGACGTCCATCCTCTGCATAACGCTCTGTAACGAGGAGATAAGCCACGCCGTACATGAGGAGAGAATCTACGATCCAAGTAAGTGTTACGAAAGATGGCTGAGTCTTAGAAAGCTGTGAAATCCAGCGAGGAGGAGCGATAACTTCGCCGGTCTTTTTATTGTAATACTCAAGCGGGATAGAAGCTACAGTACCGCAGATAAGGTTACGCGCACGCGCTACAGATGGCACACTCATCGCGTCTTTACGAGAGATGCGTGGCATGATTGCAGAATTAAGAGAGAATATATTCTCGCCCATGACCTGCGGGGCGTATTGCGCCTCTACTGTTGCTGGCTTACGCGAGAAGATACCCATAGGGCATAATTATACACTACTCCGAGTAAATCATAGCAGATTGCTGAGGTTTTGAAAGTGTCGAGACCACCATTGCCGTAGCAATAGCCGCTGAAATATCTCCCGCACTCTTTCGCTTAATGATTCGCCATGAGGAGTCATTGGTCTTAGCCGCGCAATTATTCATCTGCTGAATCCAGCCCTCTTGCCCTGAGTGCACCATTCTCTTATTGTCCAAGGCATCCTTGAGATCCGTACAGGCTTGATAGAACTGAGCGCCTGAGATGTCCTGCATGACTTGTCCGGCATTGGTGAGACGGTCTGCGATTGACTGCGTGGCGTACCTATCAAAGCCGATAGAACGAGGGCGGTACTGGTCTGCCCAACCCTTTATATCTGCAGCTATCTTTAACTCATCTACCGAGACTTGGCTTTCCCATGTTTGAGCAAGTCCAACTCCAACTCGACCATCTGGGAGAATCTGCCCAATAACCAGAGACGCATTGCGACGAGACGGACTGACATCAAAGGCGAAAACCGTGTAAGCCCCGACTGACAACGCCAGCTCAGAGTCAGAGCACTCTTCCAAACTGCCATGAGTCCACGGAGAGCTAAGAGAGTCAATCCATTGGCAAAGGAGCTCCGTGCGGGTGTTCTCGATAGGGCTAGTTGCAACAGCTTCTTCAAGGGCTTCCTCCGTAATCGTATAGCCAAGGGCAGGGTTCGCTTGAGCCCATCCTGAGCGGTCTGTGACTTTGCAATATTGGGGAGCTGAGTACTCATAAAACCCAAAAGACTTAGGCGGGTTCTCTAGCGCTCGCTCTCGCATTCCATTAAGGACAAGGCTGAACGCGTCTCCAGCGTTTGATGTAAGCAGCGTTTGAGAATTGGGTCTTGCTCTAGTCGTTGGAATAGCTGCTCTATAGCCTTCTTCATTGACTTCTCGTAACTCATCGATGTAAAGGAAGTCAGCGGTTCTTCCACGACTGCCGTCTCTAGTAGCTGCAACGACATCAAGGCGAGTTCCATCAAGCATTTCGATAGATTCAGTTCCGTTAGCGTGTCTAATCTGTTTAACGAATCCTTTGAGGTGGTCATTGCTCTCCAATACTGAGGCTACTTGTCGAAAGGTGTCCAGAGCCATAGATCGGTTCGAGGACATTATGAGGATGTTATTACTGTCCCACTTTAGCAGGTGAGCCAGTATGAGCATACGGGCTAGGTGAGTCTTACCGTTCTGTCTAGCGATGAGGAGGAGGTTAGTCTTCCTGACCCAATCGCCTTTAGCGTCTACGGTTAACATATCCTTTAGGACGTGTTCTTGCCACGGTAGTAATGGCATCTGGATAATCTCACAGAGCTGTTTGACGTCATCGAGTTTGTTCTTACCCTTGAGGGGTATTGAGGAGAGTCTAGGCTTGGTGACCCCCAAGCGCTTAGTTTTACGCGGTGCAGCCATGGGTCTATCCGGTCACTGGTCGGGCTGTAAAGGGACTGTTCTGGGGTATCTCCGACCGTGTTGGGGAGGGACGGGCAGG